CAAAGACAAGAGTACTATGCTAAACAACATGCGGATAAAGTTCAAGCCGCAGACAACGATCTGATGAAGGAAGAGCACCCAAGCATGCCTATCAATATTGATAGACAATCGCGTGTTACTTTTGGTGGCTCAAAGAAATCCTAATTAGGAATTCAAAACCATCGAGATAACATAAACCCGTACTGGAGGCCCGCAAGGGCAGGTACATTTAATAGGAGGCCTCTATGGCAAAAACAAACAAAGATGCTGCCTTTGGCTTAAGAGCTATCGGCAAAGTCGGTCAGAATAGAGACAACCAGGGTTTAGGGGAGTATAGTATATCATCTGGTGATACTACTAAAATCTTCTTCCAAGATGCGGTTTCAGCAACAGCGGCTGGTACAATTCACCAAGCTGCAGCTTCTGAAGCGTTTCTTCTTGGATCACTCAATGGTGTCTTTTACACTGATCCAACAACTGAGAAGCCAACGTTTGCTAATCACTATCCAGGTTCAATAGCTGCTAGTGATATTAAAGCTTTCGTGGCTGATGATCCGTACGAAAGATTTGAAATTCAATCGAACAAAACTTCTGCACACTCGCAGTCGGATGTGTTCAATAATTTCAACATCGAAGTAACAGCTGGAGATTCTGCGAATAATGTTTCTAAATCAGAACTTAATCACGGCACAGCTACTACTGGAACGGCTCAAGTAAAAGTAACAGGTATCTCAACAGATATTAATAACAGTACAATTGGCGCAGCTAATTTGAACTTTGTTGTTATGATCAATGAGCACCTGTATAACGCTAAAAATAACGGTATATAATAGTTAGAATAGGAGAACAATTATGGCTATATCACGAGGACAACTAGTTAAAGAACTAGAACCAGGCCTGAATGCACTATTCGGACTGGAATACAAACGTTATGAGAATCAGCACACTGAGATCTACGTAACAGAAACTTCAGACAGGGCGTTTGAAGAAGAAGTTATGTTATCCGGTTTCGCGCAAGCGGCAGTTAAACCAGAAGGTTCTGGCGTAGTTTTTGACAATGCTCAAGAAACTTACACAGCTAGATACACTATGGAAACTATCGCACTTGCATTCGCGATCACTGAAGAAGCGATCGAGGATAATTTGTATGACAGACTTGCGTCTAGATATACAAAAGCGTTAGCTAGATCCATGGCAAACACAAAACAAATCAAAGCAGTAGATCCGCTTATCCAAGGTTTACCAACTACGGATAATTTTGATTCTGGAGACGGTGTTTCTTTATTTAACACTGCTCACCCAACAATCGCGGGTACTGTATCAAACACGTTAGCTGTACAAGCTGACTTGAACGAAACTTCATTAGAGCAATCTCTAATCGACATTGCAGCGTTCACAGACGAAAGAGGTCTAAAAGTTGCTGCAAGAGGTGTTAGAATGATTGTACCTAGTGAGCTTCAGTTCACTGCTGAAAGACTTATGAAGTCTCAAGGTAGAACGTCAACAGCTGATAATGACATTAACGCTATCGCGTCAATGGGAATGATTCCACAAGGTTACAGAGTTAACAACTTCTTG